TTTTTTGCATCTTGCGCATTTTACAGCAATCATTTGAAATACTCCTTTTTAAAAAATATTGTGTGACCAGAAACAGCTGTCATCTCCCAACCATCTCCACCTATTTTATTTAATTCATCTTCAGTTATTGAATAAATCTTTATCATACGATATTCAAAGCATCTTATCTGTTGCTCTCCAAGGGCTTCTTCAATCTGAGCATCTTCTATCTTACCAAAACACTCTGGGCAAACAATTGGTTCTTCATCTTCCATTAATTTTTCATAAGCAGAAGCTCTCAGAACAAAATTCTTTTTGCAGCCTTCGCACTCAGCCCATGCATTTGGATCTTCCATTTTTTATTCCCTTCTTGAAAAAGGTATTGTTATATTAAGTTGATACCAATCGCCATCAACCCCAAGATTCTGAACTGAAGCTTCATCACAATCAATAGTACCGAATGCAACCATATCAAATAAAGCCGAAAGTGTATCAGCATAAGTCCGGGCAAGAACAGATCCTGTTTCTTTTGGGGTAAAGATTGAAATATCAATAAGGCCCATAAATTCTTTTGTTGTATCCCTTCCAAATGATAGTGCTTCTACTTCTCCGGGAAGAATAGTGCATCTGATCCAGGCTGTTCCGGGTGTTGGAATATAAGCAACATTATCCCACTTAATTGCAGTGGTAGACCAGTTGGAACTTAATCTTGATTCAATATCGGTTCTTTCTTGAGCATAACTCATACAAGATCCTTAACCTCATTTAATTTTTTCTGCATCATCCTGGCTGTATTCCGCATCCAGCCCTTCGGGGCTTGTTGGGAATGTTGTTTTCCAGAAGCTCGACCATATTCCAATATTGTAGCATAAACCAGATTATTATACAGGTACAAAGTTTGATTCAGTTTATAAGAAGAAATTCCTTGAGAACTTCTTCTGAAATCTGGTTTTGCGGAAAGAGCACCCCTGCGTCTTTTTGTCTCAGGAGCACCAACAGTTCCAAGATCCATTTTCTTTGCGGCAGATGACCAGTTTGCTTTAAATCGGCCTGTATCAACCGGGCTTTGTCTTACAAGCTGCCTTAATCCATCCAGTGCTATTTTCCTTACAAACAGGTGAAGCTTTTTATTGATATTTCCAGTGAGCTTCTTAGTATTGAAATCAACTTTTGCCATTATGTAGATCTCCTTACTTGGAAAACCCATAAAGCTCTGGCTGCATCAAGTTTCACATCTTCAATAGTCCATTTCTTACTTGCTGAATCAGTAATAATATCTGCCATTTTTGGAGTGGGTGTTAAATTGATATTTGGAATACTGGCTTTTTGATCGGTGTTCAGAATTATTCCAGCAGAATCACCTCCATTGTTCTGAGAATCTTTGACCTCTTTGGCTGTATAGTCCTCAAATAAGATTTTCAGGGAAGTGTAATCAGTATCAGATGATGTTATCGCACCCGTAGCTGCTGTATATGTCCTTGTTCCCTTAGAAGTATAGGTACAAGTAAGGGGGATGTCTCCAATCACCTTAAAAGCTGTCTTTGCGGCTTTCTGAATTGTATTTGCAAGTCCCATATTAATCCTTATCTGTATGTTCAGCCCAATCAATTTTCATTGTGGCATAAACAGCTGCATAAGTTGTTATAGAAATAACATATTTAGTATTGGGTTTTAAGATCCAAAAATCATTTTCATCTGGTTGTATTGTTGTACTTTTCCTTATTGAAAATAAAGTTGTTGCACCATCCGTTGAACCTCCCGTTGGTGTTCTTGTAACTATGGTTGTTGCTGCTGTGGGTGTCCCAACTCTTTTTTTATTTACTTCAGATAAAGCAGTTCCATCTGTTCTATCTGATCCTTCTGTAACTAAAAAGGTTGCTTCTCCAGTACTACTTAATGAAAATTTTAAATGAGAATATTTTGTTGTATTTGGAGTTGTAATTTGCCATTTTACAGTTGTAGTATCACAAACTACGGAATCAGAAACACTAAAAGAAGCCCCTTCAAATATTTTATGCAAAGCGTGGTCTATACAATTAAAAGCGTGAGTTGATCTATCCATAGAAAATTCTTTAGATTTAGTGCTGCTAATTTTTCCATATATTTTAACCGCTGATGCAACCATTTTATATCCTTATTCATATGTTACAGTTATCTTTGCCCCAGCACCAGTTGTCACCACTGTGAGTCCAGTTGAAAAGGGAGCATTAACAAGAAGCCCACTGGTTGCAGAAACACCCACATGCCTACTATTTTCACCAGAGATGAAGGAATCAACAGCCAAGTGATAACTCCCATCATCATGCAGATGTGCCCCAATCAGCCTGCTCACTCCACCGTGTAATAAGAATTTTGATGTGACTGTCATCAGACCCTCACAACCTGGCTAATACCTGGCGTTATTGCCTTGTTTCCAAAGGATCTCAACATATTAAACACCGCATCAGCCAAAGTGGGCACTCTATCATTCTTGTCTATAACAAGCTTGATTGTGCCAACCCCAATCTCTTTAAATCCAGCTGTGCCTGGGTCTGCTGTTCTATCTTCTATAACAAGCAATCGGGCAAGTTCACATTGGGCATTTTTTACTTCGGTTGGGATCTCATCATTATCAATAGAATTTCCATTCTTATCAACCATCCCTGATCTGGGCAAATCAAGAGCTTGATCAGCATCTATTTGCCATCCATCCCAATTCATTTGTTCATTTAAAACCCGGCAAGCCATCACAGCATACCCATTCTTTGCAGCATCAGTCAAAGCTGTCCAAGTTGTATCATGTGGATTAGTTAAAACCCAGGCATCAACTTCTGCTATAGTGACATACGAATTTGCATTTGCCACTCCTGACCCATCTTCTACTGTTACTGTAACTGCCATTTTCTTTTCCTTTTTAAACTGGGGTTTTCACCCCAGTTTTTGGATGATATTCATACTTTATGCTGCGGTTATGGTAGCACCGATTGCCAAAGGTATATAACGGATATAGACTGTGACAGCACCAGTAGCAGAGGTTGAAACAACAGCTGCCAATTCAATTGAGCCAGCTGGAACAATTAACCCGGATAAAGCAGCCACCCCCAAAGCAACGCCATTTGTGGTGGCTGTAAGATCATTTGCTATTACACCATCCCAGGTATACAAAGTTCCAACAGCATCGCCATTTATCTCAAGTGCTGTACCATCTGTTCCAAAGGCAGTATCACCCGCAGGAGTAGTGGGATCAATATTGTAATTAATCAAGCAACTTTTCGATTCTATAATGGTCGTAACATAGGCAGTTATCTCAAGGATTTTAACTGGTCCACCAGCAACTACAAAGAGATTGTTGTTTCCATTAGTTAGGGTTGTTAGAGTGGCTGAGACAGTAGTCTCTTGGCTTCCAACTCCCTGTTTGGCATAAGCCATTATTGATTCAGTGGTTGTCACAGCCCCGGCTGCGGCAGCATCAGATTTATTTCCAATTACATCTCTGGAAGAAATATTATCAGTTGTATCTGCCGTTGGGACAAGTTCATAAGACCCATACAGTGGCTGAGTATAGGTTGTGGCCAGGATTGTTTGATACCCTAAGAAACAGGCAATAAAAATCATCACCAGTATAAAGGGTATTAAAATTCTTTTTTTCATCTTTCTTCTCCTTTTTTATTTATTCTTCCAAAACATCACGCTTGGATTAATTTTTATTTTTTGAAAACTTTTCCTTTAAGAGTGGTGGCAACTTTTTTAACTTCTGATTTTCCAGGAGCAACTTTTTCTCCAAAAATAGTATGAGTGGTTTTGAGATCTGATTTGTTGATAACCACAAATCCACCCTTTGCATTTTTAGAAACTATTTTTATGGTTTCAACCTTCATAATTCCTTCCTTCTTTTTGTGTGAAGGGCACAAAAGGGATTAAATACCCTTCACAGATTTGACTGATGATTATCCAGCAAGTCTGGCTGCTTTATCCCGGTCAACAAGAGCAGTACCCCAGAGACAATCAACATCCCAAATAGTCATTTTATAACCACGAATCAACTCCAGCCGCATGATAAGCTTGGAAACAGGATCTGCCAAGGTAACAGATTCAATAATATTCCCGGCTTTACTTGCACCAAGAAGTTCTTTCAGACCAGCATCAGGTGCCCTCATAGCAAGACCAAAAGCATCCCGGTGGAAGCCAAGGTTAACAACATGAGTGGCTTTAAGGGTAATGGCAGTTGCAGAAGTTGTGATGGCAACTTTTAGAGGTGGTTTAAATGTCACTGTTCCACCACCAGATACATCAGCATCACCAGTCACACAAACATAAGTCTGGGTGTCACCAGCAATGGTGAAAATATCTCCAGTAAGGATAGTTCCAGTTCCAGCAGAGGCAAGAGTGAGTGTTTCAACACCAACCGCATACCCAGAAGCATCTGTGGTTGCTCCGGAAGCAGTTCCAGCAGTATGGCTTGGAACAGCATCTTCTCCAAACCAATCAAAGCCAAAAACCCTTCCAACATTGCCTGATTCTTTGGTGTCCTTGCTACCTCTTTTTTCAGCATCAGAAAACTGAGACAGATTAAGGGCAGCAGCTTCAGCAGCAAAATCAAGAACACCCCTTCTATCATCTCTGGGACAAAGCTGCTCATGAAGGGTTTTTCTGAGATTGGTTGCACTGGCAACTTCTACACCACTTCCAAAAGGAGTAGTGGCAGCAGTACCAACATATCCATAAATACCAGTATATTTGGAATATACAGAGTCATTAATGGCATTGGCAAGAGCCTTAAAAGCTTCATTCATCTGAAGTGGCACAAAGTCTTGATCAGCCCGGATGCGACCAATTTCTTGATCATTTAGAGCAAAATCAGCATGCTTCCAGTTGGTAAGGGAAATCTGTGCTGTGGTAGGAGTTAAATCAGAAGGTGCTGTTGGAACAGCAGCTGGTGTAACATTGGAGGCAGTAAGTGCAGAGCCAATAGGAATATCAATGGTCTGTCCTTTTTTCTTTGCTTCCATGGAATAGTCAGTGTTTACAAGCCTGGTCATAAGAACTTGCTGACGCAGAGTCATCATTCCTTTTGCCAGGATTTGAACCAGAATTGAGGTTAATGTATTACTCATTTTAAATTCTCCTGTTTGTAGTTCTGGGCAAAATCCCAGAAAGGTTAATTTGTAAAAAATTCCTTCGGGAATTTGCCCAGTGACTGTCGGCCAAGAGCATTTAAAACTGTTGTTTAAAGGTTAAACTGCTTTCATTTCTCCAGAGGCAAGCTTTTCAATAGTACCACCAGAAATATCTTTTCCATTTACATGATCAATATTAACTTGTCCTGCTCCAGACAATGGAACATCATACCCACCAATTGAACCGCTGCCTTCTGACTTCTTGAACAGATTTGATGTTGGAATGTAGGTTTTTGTCAAATACTCTTCAAGCTCAAGATCAGCATCACCAGCCTCATTCTTCATTTTGAGTCCTTTATCATCTAAGAATACAATTTTACCAGTATCAGGATCAATTGAGGTCAAATTTTGAATATCTGCCTGAATATATTTCATATTTCCTTCTGCTGGCAGAGCATGTTTGAGAACTGTTCTTGCAGTTGCATTGGCAATCTTTTCTGAATTCCAGCCAGCCTGAACCTTTGCAGAGTTTTCTTTCTCTTTTTTTATAGCATCAGCATGTGCCTGCTCAAGATTGGCTTTTAAGATCTTGAATTCTCCTGCTTCGGCAAGTCTGTCATTTTCAAGATCTTGAAGCTTTTGAACAGCTTCTGCATACTTTGTTGGATCAACATCCTTAAAAGTGAGCAGCTGAGTCTGCAAAGCTTCTTTTTCTTTGGCTAAATTCCGGTTATTGGTTCTGAATTCATCCAGCTTTGTACTTGAAACAAAGCCATCTGGAACCCAGCTGCCATTTTTCTCAACATAGTGCTCTTTAAGAGCTTCGGGAATCTCGGACTCCTTTTGGTATGTCTGAAACATGGTTTTTCCTTTCTCAATTAAAATTAATATTTATGGTGCTTCACTTATTCTCTTCATTGCATGAATGGCACTAAAAAAAAG